CGTAGATGCCGATGGTGACGTGCGACAGCTGCGGAATGTTCGCCGTCTGCACGGTCGCCCCGAAATTCCAGTCGAGACGTTCCGGGGCGGACGCCCACGCCCTGGTGCGGGACGGGTCGAACAGCCACGAGTTGACCGACGCGTTCGCGCCGGCCGACGGGTCCAAACCGTACGCCGGGACGGCCGTCACGCCACCGATGTTCATGCTGCGGTATCGGGCACCGACGGTGCCGTTGGCGTTCATCGGGGAGATCTGCGGATACAACGGCCTTCCGGCTGTGTCGGTGGTGGCCACCAGCAGCGTCCACAGTGCCCGGTGCACGGCGAACGCGGTGATCTGGTTACCGCCCCGGTCGAACTGCAGAGACGCCAGGGCCGCTTCCAGCGCGGCGCAGTTCTCGAGCCGTTGCGTGTTGTCCGGGCTCGCGTCGACACCGGGCAGGCTGATGTCGGTGGCCGCGGTCAGAGTGTTCAGGAACGTGGCGATCGACGCCTCACGATCCTCGAAGTACTCGCGCATCATCTGGTCCCAGAGGATCCCGGACAGCTGCGGAGTGCTGGCCCGGCGGGCTGCCTGCCGGGTCAGTTCCAGCTTCCCCCACACCTGAGTCGGGGTGATGGTCTGCATAGCCGTGACGAACGAGCCCACCGCCGGTTCCGTGCCCTCGGTGGCGGCGTTGACCAGCCCCGAAGACGAGCTGAACTTGGGCACGTCGAACGGCCGTTCATCGGTGGTCCCGGACCCGAGCAGGTCCCACAGCGGAGTCGGGTAGTCGAGCTGCGGCATCCACAGGTCGGGCCGGTTGACGTTCGGGGACAGGCCGGGAAGGTCGGCACGGTCGGTGTCGAACGCCGCCGAGATCAGCGCGTTGACCCGGTTGACAGCCGCACTGTCGGAACCGTTGCTGTTGATGATGGCGAAGATGTCACGGCTGAAGTCGTGGTCCGCGTCGGCGGCGAAGGTGTACCGGGACCCGAACTCGGCACCCGGCCGGTAGGAGAACCGGTACGGCAGGGGTTCGACGACCCGGGCCGGTGCCGCCGGGGCCCGTCCGGCGATCGGGTCGACGACCGGCCGGGGCTGGATCTGCCCGTTGCCCGCACCGAGCATCGACCGGAGCTGGTCCATCTGTGCCGCACTGAACACGGCGGACGCCGCGGTGGCTGCCTCCGGGGCGCATTCGTGGGTGACGCCGTCGATCAGGTCAGCGCCGCACTGGCCGCAGATGTTCACAGGTCCTCCTTGGTGGTTGGCGGCGACCGAGACCAATCGCGCCGTGCTGAATGCTGGTTTGGCGACAAGCCCCACGGCGGTGAGGTGGGCCTGGTGCACGATCAGGGTGCCGGGGTCGTCAGGGTCCGGTTCGGTGTCCGCCGCGTCGAATTCGACTTCCGCGCTCAATCCTGCCTGAACTCCGGCCGCGGCCCGGGTCACGGCCCGGTCGGCGGCCGGACCGTCGTAGACGGCGAACGTGGCCACCAGACCTTCATCGGTGTCCTGGACGTCGACGGCCCGGCCGATCCGCACGCTCGTCGCGTGTTCGTCGTTGAGACTCAGGTACCGGCCACCGGCGGCGAACTGGAGGGAGCCGCGCGGGAACCGCCACCGGCGCCCGTCTGCGTGCCTGCCGACAGATCCCCAGGGCATCACCACACCGGTCATGGTCCGTTGACGGCCGTCGACGGCGAACGTGAGCGACGCCGGTTCGAACAGCATCCGTGTCATGACATCACCCTTGTCTGATCAGCCGAAACGGTTGCGGCCGGTGGCGGCGTGACGGCGCGCGGCGGCCGGCCTTCCTCGGTACGGATCTCCGCCGGGTCGGTGGCTCCCAAGGTGGCGTAGATCTGGTGGACCTCGGCCCGGGTCCGGGGGTCGGCGCGCAGGTAGCCGTCCAGGTTGTGGCGGATCCGCTGACCCGGTGGTGTCACGTCCGGCATGCTCAACCGGTCCGTGAGGGCCAGCATGAACGGGGCCAACGTGTCGTTGATGCGATCCTGTCTGCGGTCGGTCGCGTTCTGGTAGACGCGGCTGGTGGTGCTGATCCCCAGGTCTTCCGGATCGATCCCCAGGGCGTTCGCCAGGTCCAGGCCCGCGCGTTGCTGCATCTGGACCAGCTGGAGTTCGGCCGGTGTCGAATCCTGAATGGCCGTGTACTCCAGGGCGGCCGGGACGTAACCGTCGACGCGTTCGGCGCTGGCCTCGGCCCATTCGGTGAGGATGTCCTGGATCCGGTCGTCGTCGGCCGGGTCGGCACCGTCGGTCGGGGAGAAGTAGCCGCGCCGCCGCGGCGACCGGGCGTACAACTCGGCCGCGTCGTCCAGGGCCAGGGCCCGGCGGACCGCTTTCGCGCCGGGGCCCAGCAGCGCCGGATTCGGTGAGTCGAACCGGATCACCTCACTGAACGGCACCGGTTCGGAGTCCATCCACACGACACCTTCGGTGGCCAGCCCGGACGGCAGGAACCCGCGCCGGTAGTCGGCGGGGGTCTGCAGCTGCACCTGGTCCGGTGCGTAGCGCTGCACCCGGGACGGGTAGCCGGTGGCGTCGAACCCGGTGACCCGCCACCATGCCACCGCGTCGAACAGCAGGTCCTCGAACGTGGTCGCCAGGTGAACCGAGTTCGCCACGTTCGGATCGAACTGGTCCAGTAGCGGCGACGGACGCGGCCGGCTGGTGGCGTCGACGCATTCCAGCGGCAGTGTGGAGATCGAACAGATCATGTTCCGGCCCCGCATCACGGCGGGGACGGACAGTGCGTCGTCGCGGGTGACGGTGCCGCGCCGTCCGGCCAGATGCAACAGGAGCTGGTCGACGGGCAACTGTGGGGCCGAGAACCGGACCGTCCGGGGGGCCGGGACAGGGTCCGCGGACCGGCTGAACCATCCGCGCATGCGCTGTGCCACTCCCATGGCCGGAATCGTACGCGGTTGCAACATAATCACGTGCGTTTCGGCCGGATGATGCGCTGCGCTCCGACAGCCGTGGGCAGCGTGCGGGCCAGGTGAGCGGCACCGGCGACGGCATAGAGGGCGTCGACGTGGCCGTCCCCGGACCGGCCGAACACCCACACGTCGCCCCGGAGCACCTTTTCGGCCCGGGTCACCTGATGATCTAGAAGCTCCTGCCCGGAATGGACCAGCCGGCGCGCGTCGACAAGCGCGGACGCGCCCATGCACACGGCCGCCGTCTCGGCTTTGATCTCCTCGACCTTGACGCCGGGTGGCGGCCACCCGCGGACGCCGCGTTTGGTCCGGTCGGCGAGCACCGCGGCGATGGTCGCGGCCGGGCCGTTGGGCATCCACCCGAACACCTGAGGTCTGACCCGGGCCACCCAGGCAGGCAGCTCCCGTTCCGCTTCCGCGGCGGTGGCGGGGCCGGACCATGCCTGAACGGTCTCGACACGGACCCGGCCGTCATCGAGTAGGGCCGCGGCGGCGAGGGTCGCATGACGGCCGTCCGGGCTCATGTCGAACATCGCGGCGACCCGGCCGCGGACGTCGGCCAGGGACCCGGGTTCGCGGCAGTCGCGCCACCCGGCGGCGTCGATCGCCGGGGACATGTTCGGGACGGCCATGCACAGGATCTCCGTCAGGAATTTGGTCGCGCGGACCGGGTCGGCGCCGTCGCCGAACGCGCCGATCGCCTCGGCGCGGACGTTGTCGTGAGGGAACCGTCGCCCGATGTTGGGGTTGGCCGCGGCCCACGCCGCGGGGTCCATCGGGTCCGAGTCTTCGATGGCCGACCACTCCATCAGGCCGAGACGCGGATCACCCACCCCGGTATCGATGAATCCCAGGGCTTCCCGGCGCAGTTCGTTCAGGACCACCGACCGCTCGTCCCCCTGGTTGGAGATGAGCAGGGCCTGTGCGTCCGGTCGGGCGTTCATGGCGAAAATGGCCGCCGCGTAGGCCTCCCACGTCTTGTGCTGGCGTAGTTCGTCGCAGATGAGCCGGTCGACGGACAGACTCCGGCCGCCGGATTCGTCTGCCGTACCGATCTTGTAGCGGCACCGTTCGGACGTCATCAGCGTCTCGGAGCCCTTGCCGCGGACCACACCGCCACGGCGGGGGACCCGGGCCGCCAGAGCAGGCACAGCCATGGCCGTGCTGACGGCGGCATTCCAGGACTCGGACGCGTATTCGAGTTTCGTGGAGGTCCCGAGGACCAGCTTCACCCTGGAGACGTACAGCCAGAACAGGGCGAACACCTTGCACAGATGTGTCTTGCCGTTCTGGCGGGCAACGATCAACAAGACCTTGCGGAACCGGGGCCGGCCGTCTTCCAGGAGTTCTCCGATGTGGATCGCCGCCCACTGCTGCCACGCGTCCAGGGGCTCACCCAACACGTCGGCGGCGAAGCTGATCAACGCGAACCCGTAGCTAGTCGACGGTGTCAGCCTCCGTAACGGCCGGGTCCACAGCCGCGGCCGGATCGACCCCAACGGCAGCGCCTCCGGCCCGGAGCCGTTCGAGCGCTGCACTGGCGGGGTCGCCTCCAACATGCGGGTCCTTCGGTGCTACGGGCCTAGAACCGGGTGCCATGGCCAGGAGATCGATCATCCGTTCGAATCGGGGGCCCACCTTCGTGATGAACGTCGCCATCCGGCCGAAGTCACGGGCCTGTTCGTCGTCGACGGCCTCTCCCAGCCTGTCCACCGCGTCGTCCAGCAACGTCGCGTAGAGACGCAGGGCGGCGATGGCGGCCCGGTCGCGCGGTAGGTGGGGGAGGTCCGCCAACGATGACTCGACGGCGGCCGACAGCGACAGAGAGCCGTTTTCCTCGAGGAAAACGCGGTTCGAATGTTCTTCGGCGGCAGTCACCGGTCACCGCCGGTGACGGTCGGCGAAGAAAAACCGTCGGCGCGGCGGCCGGGGGGGAGGGAGGACAG